AGATTGCTTTACGAAGAATGCTAACTGCATTGGTATCCATTAATTGATCATGTATTTGCTTTTCCATATTACGAGCGGCAATTAAAGCTGGCTGTATCTCTGGACTTTGTGGAACAATAGCAGGACCAGGAACTAAACTTGATGCCTGTCCATACTTATCTTCCAGTCCTCCAAGGAAATCATCTACCTCTGCCAGAGGAACATTCTTTATCTGTTCTAAAACAGACTGTTCATCCGGTGAAGAAAGATGGGCAAATTCAGCTATGCCTTCTGGAATAGGTGTTGGAGATACAGTAATAGGAAACTTACCGCTTGCAAAGAGGATATCAGAGATTTGACCAAAAGCAGCTAGTACCTTTACCTTGGTAATACGTACAAATACCTTTGATCTTTCTGAAGATGTGTATGCTGTAGTGGAATCTGTAATTCCTCTATAGTTTTTATAGGAAGAAATCCAACGAAGTTCATCGGAAAATCTACCATTCTCAGCATCTTCAAATTTCTTATTTATATATCCTGTAAGCGCAGAAGGTGAATCTACTTCTAGATCAATATCTTCTTTGTCGTCTGACATATATTCTTACTTATTTGCTATATAATGAATGATCTTCTGCCATACGGAAAATAGTGGCTTCTTCGTTTTTCATTTTCTGTTTTGAAGTCTGAATAAACTGACTGAACTTAGCACTGGAAGAACCAAGAAGATCACCTTCTTTAGCTTCACGATATAGACTACCAGCATTTACATCACTCATCTGACCGGCTGGGGTCTGTGCTTCAAAGTCAGATTTACCAGGATAACGATAATTAGTAGGCATATGATATCTCCTTATGCTCTAGAGGGTTTTCTTGTTTTATTGGAATAACTTTTAGATACTTTACTACTCTTCTTTCTCTTCTTCTTCTTTGGTTTAACTCTACCGCCTTTATTCATTAAAGACATGTATTCTGAATCTTCAGTACTTGGTTCTACATCACCAAGAAGTCCTTGTAATTCATCAAGAGGCGATCCAGAAACGTCTGGAGCAAGTATTGCTTCGATCTGTTCAGGAGTATAGTCTGAAGTTCTTTGAGTAAGAGAATCATGAAACCAATCAGAGGGACCGGACTCTTTCTCCAATGCAGCTACTCTATCATAGTCTCCTGCATCCAATGCTTCAGTAATTGCTACATCCCGTTCTATCTCTTCTGCTGATCTGCGAAGACCAAGCATTCTACCGAAACCTGGTTCAGCAATTTGTTCTTCAGGAGATACTCTGGGTTCTTCAAATATATCTAGTTCAGAAGGGCCTCCTTCTGGAAGAGCTTCATATTGAGGAACATCCATCTCTTCAGGATATGGCTCCCATGATTCTTCTAGAACTGCTTTTTGCTTAACATTCAAATCATCAAATAAGGCTGTTGCCAATGCTCCTGCCATTGCATGTTTTGTAATATTTGCTCCTGGATGAGGACTAGCAGTAGGAGGCCTTCCAGCATACTTAGGATGAGGACTAACTGTAGGAGAAACTCTAGCTCCTCTTGATGGAGTCCAACCAGCAGGTCTAGCTGTTCTTGCTGCACCAGTTTGTCTTCCAAAAGGTGTACCTTGAAGAGTATCATCTGCAAAACTAGTTCTGCCTCTTGCAGTAGTAGCAGTAGTAGGACCAGGAAGTCCTTCTTGTCTAGGATAAGCAGAAGCCTCTACCCGTCTAGGACCGGATGCTCTCATATGAGGAAGCATTCTTCCAGCAGCATCTCTTCCATATCCATATTGAGAATACTGTGTAGCTAATCTTGCATCAGCAGACAGAGGAGGATTCATTCTCCTACTTCCAAGTTTAGCTAATGCATCTGCTCTTTGACCCATAAGTGGTGTAACTCCACCAACAGGGCTTTCTTGAACAGGACCAGTAGTACGTCCAGAAGTTGGTCTAAGTTGTTCTACTGCTCTTGCACGAGAAGCAATAGGAAGAGAAGCACCAACAGGAGGCTCTGCCATAATTCTAGCTGCATTAGCTCTAACACTTGCTGGTAAAGCAGCAGAAAGTTCAGAAGCAGGACCAACAGGAGGCTCTGACATAATTCTAGCTGCTCCTGCTTGAATCTTATCTGATAAAGGTGGGGGAATTCTAGAAGCAGAACCAGGAGGAATAGTTGATCTAGCTAATGCCCTATCCATTCCGCCAGCTATTCTTGCCATATCATAATTAAATGATCCTTGAGGAGTTGATGGTCTTGGTAGTCTTCCTGCTACTTGATATCCTACTCTATCTGCTACTTTTCTTGCTGCACTTGATAATTGAGAAGGTATTTTTGCACCTTGTTGTACTGCTTTACTAACAATACTGTTTACTGTTGGATTTTTTAATACTGTTGGTAGTACTTTCATTCCAACTTTAGCTAATCCTGTAAGAATAAGATTAGTAGGCATACCCATAGCTATAGCATCTTCCCAAAAAGCTACTGTAGCATTTGTTGAATTTTCTCTAGTAGCTTTTCTTGTTGCATCAGCAGTTGATATATTTGTTCCTGTAGCTCTTCTTACTCTTTCTTTTACTTCAGCAGGAGTTATATCAGAACGAGGTCTATCAGGATTCTGATTTTTACCCATACGTTCTAATATTGTTCCTCTAGGATTTTTTGCTTCGAGGCGTACACGATTAAAAGCACTATAAATCGTACCATATTTAGGATTTCTTGCTAGTCCATTTATCTTTTTTACATCTTTAGCAGTTAGCTGCCAAGGAGAGCCACTTGTTAAATCTTTACGTAATTGATTCAATTCTGCTTCTGAATATTGAGGAGTATCCGTTCCTCTAATTCTAAGTTTTCCATGTCGTCTTACAACTTCGTCTACAATTTGTTTTTTAGTATAATTTCTTGCCATGTTTAATACCCGAATGTTGAATCCTGAACCTGATAATTATCTTTATGACGAAAACCTAAATTATAAAGATTTCCTTTTGAACTCTGTCTAGTCATTAACATATAACGAAGAGAATCATAGGCGTGATCTTCTGCCTTGGTATCTACATCTTCGCTATTTGTTTTACTTAAAGGAATAGTAGGCAATGTTCTAACTATATTTGTGCAGGTGCTAAAAAATCTTATTCTTGGACTTCCATAGTCATCTAACATTAGCCTACGATGTACTTCTATCTTTCCATTCATCCTATCAGAATTAGAAGGAATCCATCGAACCCCTTTTCTGATCATACTTTCCGCAACACTTAAACCATGACCGGTTTTATTCCAACAAGATTTATCAAGAACGCCCATATAGATCGGAGGATCATTAGCTTCCAGGTGTAATACATATTCAGCTAGTGCTTCTCCGGTTAGGCCCTTTTGATAAAGCTCTCTATAAATCCATAAATTATTATCCCAGTCTATAGCGGCCCAAAGAACACAAGAAGGAGCAGCATAACCATAATCACAAGAACGAATACGTACCCAGTTGTAAGGTAAATCTATCGGATCAACTACGTGAACAAGGCGGTTAAATTCTGAGAAAGCAGCACCTTCTGCCACATCCCAATCACCGCTTAATAATCTTTTACGCTCTACTTCAGGCAAAGAATAAAGCATAGCTTCATATTCGCCATCTAACATTAGATATGGATTGTCTTTCAAACGAGCCGGAATAAATTTACGTTGAAATAATGGTTGTTCCGCCTTCTCGTGATGCCTTCCATACCTAAGTATCTTTCCTGTCTCTACATCTGTAGCCCAAAAAGAATTATTGGGAGGAGCAGGATCGATAAACATCTTCTTTACCCACCAACCTCCGATACCACCGGGGTTAGCAGAAGCTCTCATGTACGTTGTTATCGAAGTATCAATAGTACGGAGCCTTGATCTTAGATAATTCCAAACAAAGGGAGTTGGATAGTGTCCTAATTCATCAATTCCTATCCAGGTAAAGGACATTCCTTGATATCGGTATACATCATCATCTTTATCTACATAACTAAAGAGAGCAGTGGCACCAGAAGGAAACTCCCAGGTCTTTGTTGACTCTTTAAACCTAGCATTCGGGAATGCCATAGGGTAAATCTGTTTACTTTTATCTATTAGCTCTGTTAGTTCTGCTAAAGTTCTTCGTAATAGCAAGGCACGATGGTTTTTATTGTCTGCATACCTTAGTAAATCCATAAGCATCGCATAAGACTTGCCGCCACCTGCCGCTCCTCCATACAATACTTCTTTTTCTGGAGAAGAAAGGAAATCTGTCTGTGGTCCTTCGTTAGGTTCGAAGGCAATCTCTACTTCATTAGCATCGATTGCTTTTTTTATGTTTGGAGGAAGAGACTTTATTGCTTCCCCGGTTAAAGTTCCACCACTTTCCAAAGCAGTCAAGGCTTTTTTTGCTTGATTAGCAACATTACGCTTACTCAATGCAGTTTTCTTAGCTGCTGCTTCTCTTCTATTAGAGTTTCTTATAGTAGTCTTTAAAGATCGCTTTGCTTTTTCTTTTCTGGAGAGATTATAGTTACCTTTCTCTCCAGGTTCTAATTTAGGTCTTGCCATGCTTGTACATCTGGTTCTTTTTTAGCAGGAATTAGTACAACACCATGCAAAACTTTAGATTCCGTATAGACTTCTTGTCTTTTTGTAATTCCAATACGATCCAAAATATCTCCTGCCGCTTTTAATCTAGTATCCATTTGAGAAGCAGCCAAAGTTCCATCAGAATCCAATCCTTCTACAATACGATTAGCAGCTTTTACTGAATGGGCAGCTAAATGCAGCTTAGT